TTTCACCTTTACCTAATCCATCACCAGTAAGACTATCGATAGCACCAATACCAGTTGGAATTGTTTGTCTGAATTCTTTCCTCAATGCTTTACGAATTCCATCAGTTACCGATTCACAATCTTCATCTTCTTCACCAATGTGTGAGATTTTCTGAAACTTTTCCTCAATAGCAGCAATTGTATATTTACTTTTAATATCACCATTCTTAACTTTATCTTGAATATGTTCTGCAATTTTACGATATTCCTGTTGTTTAATAAAAGCAGTTGCTGACTTCTGAACCACATCACCATCATAAAGCATTTGCTTATTAATAATTCTTTCATTCCAGAGTTCAATACGTTTAATTACAGCAAACAACGATTCTTCTTCAATAAGATTATTTGGTGTTTTATAATTATTAATTGCTTGATGAATACTCTGATTCTGAAGATTTGGAACTTTGTCAAATTCTTTATAGTATTCCAACATAATAATGAACAACCTTCTCAGATTAGGATCATCAAAATATTCAATTGCTAAATCAGGTATTATTTTTTCTGCGAATTCTGGTTCAACCAACAACTGCCAAATTAGACGTTGTTGAAATTCGGGACCGAGATACGCTGTTAATGTATTTTCTCTATTTTCTGTCATTTAGTTTCGTCTGAGTCTTCTCAACATATCTGCCCTTTTAGCAGGATGAAGTTCTCTAATTTGATTAATCGACAGACCTTTATAATTGATTAAATCATAGTCATCCCACATATTTTTAATATCATTCTTTTTAATTTTCGCTTCGATTATGTCCACAATGTCAACTACAACATATGTTAAATCAAGAGATTGTCTTGCAACTGGATTGAATCCATTAACAAAAAACTCACGTTCGACAATCGGATTTTCATTAATATAAAGTCCAATTTTACAGGGAACACCACGAATTGTTTTCCCGACTATCATAGAGTTGCTTTTCCTATGTTCAATTTGTTGTACAATTGCTTGTGGATTATAACGCATTTCATTTCTCCACTGTCTTGGATAAGTATTAATCATTTTTTGATAATAACCATACAAATCATATTCATAACATTCTGATTCACTATCTGTAACATCAAGTCTTCCAACTTCTGCAATCACATCATAACTTCGTCTCGACAAAATTTTCTGTAATCTAATGATTGAAGATGGAAGAATATCTCTTATATCAATTGAATATCTTGTAAAAGGATTAAACTTATCGGCATCAAACATTTTTTCACATAATAAAACATCGCCTTGAGTAAGTACAAATCTAAACACGTTATTATATTCTTTGGCTTCCTTTTCATTCATTTCGGTAATTTTTAAATTATTGATAGTAGAGACAAATATAATGAGAATACATCAATTATGAAAGAATTTTTATAAACTTTTTCTATAATTTTTTTTATATTCCTTAAGTAACTGTTGTTCGTATGCAATAACAGTATAAAATGGTAAAACATATTCTCGAAATGTACTTCCATAGATAGTTAGAAACTCATCATCCATCATCATCTTATGAAGATTTGTACTTCCTCTATCTTCATCAGATAATGGTATTTCAAGTTGAGCAAGTTCTTCAATTGCTTCTTCATTAAGTATTGGTTTTCTGAGATTTGTAAGTTGAAAATTCGTCTTAAGTTTTTCTACTCCCTCTGGTGAAATTAGATTTCTTAATGCTTTTAATGGTTTCTTTTTATTTAAAACTCGTTCCTCATTAATCTGATCTGCACGTTTACAAATTTCTTTAACCGAAAATGTTTTAAATTTTAATTCTGGAATATGTTTTAATAATGTTCGTTCTTTAATACCACCAACACCAGCAATATTATCAGCAGCATCCCCCCCAATAATCTTAACTACCAATGCATTAGTATAATGATGATTGAAATACATCATGTAATTAGTTTTCGTAACTGGTTGGTCGATATTAGGAAATATTATTGTTATATTCAAATCAAGTAGCTGGGCAAAATCCCTGTCATTTGAATATATAAAAATTTCTTCCTTATTATTATGATCAAGACAATATTGAGCAATAAGATCATCTGCTTCAATATCATCAACTTCAATTTGTCTTAGCCATAGTTCTTCAGCATATGCTTGAATGGTCTTTTTTTGCTTAAGAATTGATTCATTCTTTGCCTCTTCTCTTCTGATTTCAGCAGCATTCATCTCAATCCTATCATGCCATTTCTTTGAAACACGATTGGCTTTATATGCTGCATCAATTCTATGACGATAAATCCCCCCTCCTTGACCATCCCAAATTATGATCGTCTTATTAATCATATGATATTTAATTAACTTACGAGTTGTGGTTAAAAATGAGTATAATCCACCTATTTTGCCAAAAGACTTTGTTCCAATATCTTTTGCCCCATGAAAAGAACGTTTTAATAAATAATTACTATCAACTAATAATGTACGTGTCTTCATTTTCACATGTGTTTACAAATATCACCTAACCATTTATTTCTCCATGCTGCATCATATGCACCTGAAGAATTTCTGGCAAAGTCTGTTCTTGTTTTATATTTTAATGCTTCTTCTTGACAATTTTCTTTTATCCAATATCCTTCATACTTTCTATAAATTAACATGTGTTCAGTGATTTCGTTAAGCCAACCATGTTTATGTGCTGCATCATATGCACCAGAAGAATTTACTCTAAATTGATTTCTTGTTTTATATTTTAATGCTTCACTTTGACAATTCAACCTATTCCATTTAATCACAGAACCACCAATTCCACCCGTTTTAATTAGATTTAAAATATACCATCCTTCTTTTTTATATTTATTAAGATATTTATTCTCTAAAATAATTGCCTCACCAACTGGAATATAATTTGTTAATTTAATTATTTGTGGAATTAATCCAGTTTTAATAATATGTTTTGTCACTGAACTCTTTTTTTCCCTATTCATATTTAAATGGTCTAATTTCCTTTCTTCAAAATTATATGTTAACCCAACATATACATAATTATCTGAAAATTCACAAGAGTAAATAGATTTATTATGCCTATTTCCAATTTTTTTCATATGAGAACATATTTCATCTAACCATCCATTTACTCTTGCAACATTATAACCATGAGAAGAATATTTGGCAAATAAAGTCATTGTTTGATGATTACTTGCTTCGAACCTACAATTTTCTTTATCTTGCCAATATTTATGAGGTTTTCTGGTTTTCATCTATTTCTCTGATTCTTCAGTTCCCTGTGCTCTTTCAATAAGAACTTTACTTTCCTTTATCACATTTCCTTCATCATCCATATCTTTGGCTTCAATTACAATATCATCAGCAGTTAAAGTTTGATCTCCAAGAATATTACGGAAATGTAAAATATTCTTCTTTTTATATTCTTTAATTGAAACCTCATCAGTATATATAAATCCATGTGGTGTTGAACCAATTTTACCCTCTAATGAGATACCACCAAATGCCCCATCAACATGATTTTTAGCAATATTAACCTTGTTTTCAAATCCATAATTAACGTCACGACTCTTACTTGCTGCTGTTAATCTCTTAGTTCCATGAGTAAGTATTCCACCAAAATTATAAATCATTCTTCCTCCCCACCACCAAGTTTCACCACCTTTGTGCTTTACCACTTTATTCATACCATCATACCAAATTTTCTGAACAGCAGCAATTGTATTGGTATAAGTACTATCAATTTTCCTACTATTTGGAATTGTATTATTAAGTATTGACATAAATGCCTTCTCATAAGCACCAGCATTCCACATATTATTATCTGAAGTATCTTTTACGAGTGCATCAATTGTTTTTATACAATTCAATGTTCCAATTGAATCAATTGCGAAAAACAAATCAACTGGTAAATTACCAGCATCTTGTTGATCGAGAAGATAATAAATACATTTTGCCATATCTTCAATACTTGCTTCTTTTCTCTCTTTATTTTGTAATTTTCCAAAATGCTTTAAAAGATATTTATTATTAATTAAGATGTAATCCCCATTCCAATCAAAACCCATTAATTTTAATCTTTCATTTCCTTCATCAATATTGTTTTCAGTATCAATAATAACAGGCATCACACCCATTTTTTGAGCGTTTACTATTGCACGCATTAAAGCCGTTGATTTACCCGTATTAGTATATCCACGAAAAAGTGTTACATATCCTTTAGGTACACCGGGCATACCAGTTGCCTCAGTCAATGCTTTATCAATTGGAATCCACTGAAGTGGTTTTGATTCTATTTTTTCTGCACCTATTTTCTTTTTAAAATTATCTAATGAAAAGTTTTTCTTTGGAGTAGGTTTTCGTACCGCATTGCTGGGTACTTCATTCTTTTTTGCCATAAATTGTGATTTTAAAAAAAGTTAAAAAAAGGGAAACTTTCATTCCCCTTTTTAATATTAATAATTTTTCTTTA